CAGGAAGTTACCCTGCAGCCCCTGGAAAGCCTGGAAAACTTCCAGCTTTGCCTGACACGGATGTGGGTTGCTATTGACGTGCGGGTAGAGTGGAGCATGCCTCCCGGAATGGCTGAAAATTTATAAGAGGCAAATTAAAATGCTGGTGTATGACCGGCATTTTCTCTCTTTACGGATTGTTCGGCGTATGTAAAAAAGTTTTTACAAAAAACAATATAATTAATATCAGTTTATACGGTTCCGTAGCTCAGCTGGATAGAGCAACCGCCTCCTAAGCGGTAGGTCGGCAGTTCAAATCTGCCCGGGATCACCAAAAATAAGCCCCTGACCGTGATAATTTACGGTCAGGGGTGTTTTATGCTTTCTTTGAACCGTCTTCCGGATTCTTATCCATCAGCTGCTGATAAGTGTTGGATAACGCTTCTACACCTTCTTTACGGCTTGTATTGAGCGTTCTAAGGTAAATCATTGTGGTTGACAGGCTTTTGTGTCCCAGCATGGTCTGTACTGTAGTCAGCGGTACCTGGTTGTTGACGGAATAACTGGCTGCCATTCGCCGGAACCCGTGTACGTCAATAACTGGCAGGTTATTCTTTATCAGGAATTTTCTCATAAAATGATGAAAGCTGCTTCTGCTGGGTAGTTCTGCTTCCTTCAGGTGTTTTTGTTTCACAGTACGTTTAAGTTCCGCTACAACTGGGACAGGAAGGTCATTTCCTACCAGCAGGGAAAGACCTGGCTAGATTGGGATGTCAATCATGATTACTGCCATGCAGATGGTAATCCCATGATTCCCTTTACTGCGGAGGTTGCTTTTGTGAGCGCCTACAATAAGAGATTCTTTGATGACAAGCTGGGCTACAGCCCGGTGCTGAAGAAGCATCAGCGGGTCATTGACGAACAGCTTTACCACAGGTTGGGGATTTGAAGTTAGAATCAAAATTCCTGTTTGTCGGGCTGATTTATTAAGAATTTGCAACGAACAAATTCAGGTTTATCTTAATAAAAGGGAGATAGATATGGTGGAATTATAGAATACGCCAAGACCCGAGATAAATGAAAAAATATAATTTGAAGATATCTTAAAACTGTGGTTTTTGAAAAAAGATACAGCCCCATAGAACCTAGGTTCTATGGGGCTTAAGACAGGATAGTTACCTACTTGAATTGTATGAGTGGTATAGGATGAGAATTCGTGTCCGTGTAAAACCACTACAACTTTATTAAGGAAAAAGGAAAATAAATGCTGGAACTGCAGTCATCATCGGGACTGCAGTATTTTTTTACAGATAGTTCTTTCCAAAAACAAAATTGGAACTGATCCGGCTCGAAAGGAACTTGACCGAGCTGCGAGATATCAACGACAGGCAGAACAGGGAATCCGTGACGCTAAAAAATCAGATGAGGGAATCAATGGCGCAATTGACCGAAGCGAAAACGCAGTCTCAGACGCTGCGGGAACAGCTGACCGGATTGAAATTAACGGTCAGCGAGCAGGGGGCGTCATTGCAGAATGCCAACAGATTATTGCAGCAGTACGAACAAGAGGAACGGTCAAGGCTCCGTAAAGTTAAAAGGCAGCGGAACATCGCTTATTTGATAGCCGCTGCCTGTCTATATTTTGCTGTGAGAAAAATATAAATTGATTGTTGGTGACATGCAAAATGCCGTAAGTGTGATATAATACATACGATATTTCACTGTTAAGAAAGGGGTATATCATGAGTATTAGAAAACTTTTCATGTCGGCAATAGTAGCAGTTATGACGCTGGCAACAGCAACTTGTTTTGCTCAGATATCTTTGAGCGATTTGGAAATCAATGGAATATATATAGGACAACCAATTTCTGAAGTTATTAATAAGCTTGGTAAACCAACAAAAACAATACATTTTGGTGATTCTTCTGTTCAGTATCAATATGCTGGCAATGGTGAAGGGTATTTTTCTGTTAATCCGACAGTAGATGGACAAAACATTCAGTCAATGGGTGTTTTTATGAGGAGGGGCTTTGTAACCAAAGCAGGAATAGGTATTGGCTCATCATTAGCTGATATAAAAGCTGTATATGGAGAACCTGATACATCAGCTCCATTTGAAGGTAGCACTGGTATTGTTAACACAACATATTTTTATAATAGCGACTATGGCGATTACAGATATTCTATGACTTTTGTGGTAGATGAAAGCAGTGGTACCGTTACTTCTTTTTCTTGTGCGCGAAATCCAAATTCTTATAACAACGGTTCAAGGCCACAGACCCAAGCAAAGCAGAAGCCAGCAAAGCCAAAGAGCACAATTCCTGATACTGTTACACAAGTACCTGCGTCTGAATTAAATTTGGGATGGATTGAACCGGGACAACCGATGAGTAAAGTGGAAGAAGTTTATGGTAAACCCGGCAAAATAGATGACCAAGGCTTTTTTCAGACATACAACTATAATGATAAGTTTATCGTGAAAGGGAAGATGAGCAACGGCTACAAGGTTACATCCGTAGCCAGCTATGAAAAAGGAATAAAAACTCCGAGCGGTTTCATGGTCGGCGATGCCTATTCTGCTGTGGTAAAAAAGTTTGGAACAGTAAATGGTGTAAAGTTTAAAGGTGAAGAACTGGAAGCCTCGATGAAAAACTTGAAGGGGTGTACGGATTATACTTATTTTAGTGGTAAAAAACAGATGGTATTCCTTGTAGACAAGAAAGGCATTGTGCAAGCTATTCGTGTGGAAGATTACGATGAGCAGAAGTTTATCGAAACAAGACGGAAAAAATAACATAATAAAATAACACATATAGGAAAGGAAACCACTACTTATCTTATAACAGAATAAATGTATTTGTGTGTTACGGCCCGTGGGATAAAACCTGCGGGTATTTTTTTGTTGTATCTGAAAAAAATCAGTGATATAATAAGAAATAAAGTGGGAAAGTGTATCTTTTTGTTTTAAATAAATTGTAAACTTCACAAGAAAAAGGAGTACCGCCATGGCTAAAAAGACCAGTACCAAAAACAAAGACATATTGAAGGGAACCAATTCTGCAGATGTTTTAACCGTAAAACACACGCAGGTTACAGTAAACGCAGGCAAGGGTAATGACAAGATAAATATAAACAGCGGATCCAGCCATAAGATTTATGGCGAAGCCGGTAACGACACGATTATTGTTGCCGCGAAGGCAGGCTCCGGTTCGAAATTTTACGGCGATGACGCAAAAGGAAAACTGACCGGTAAGGACACGTTTACGATTAACGGTGGCAAGAAGAACTATTTCTATGGCGGTAAAGGTGTGGACACGTTCAAAATTAACGGAGGAAGCACTAACTATTTTTATGGCGAAGCCGGTAATGATGTGATTACCGTTGGCACAAAGGCAGGCTCCGGCTCAAAAATTTATGGTGATGATGCAAAAGGGAAATTAACCGGAAACGATAAATTTACCATTAGTGGTGGTAAGAAGAATTACTTTTATGGCGGTAAAGGTGTGGACACGTTTAATGTGAATGGTGGTGCCACTAACTATATTTATGGCGGCGTAGGCAATGATGTAATTGTCATTGGAAAGACCAGTACCGGTACTGCTATAGTGAAAGATTTCAGTGCAAAGAGCGGAAACAAAGATACCGTTAAAGTAACTGGTGGCACAGTAAAGAGCATTGGGGTTTCTGGAACCAATAATATGATTGTGAAGGGTGGTAAGAGTGCTGCAGTAACACTGCAAAATGCTAAAAGCAAGACTTTTACTGTTACTGATACTCTTGGAACCTATGCTGTTAGCGGAGCAAATGTGAAGCTGGCATTAGGCAAAAATTATAAAGGAACCCTGAACGCAGCTTCGTTTATTACTACTGTAGACGCAAGAAACGATGCCAATGCGATTACCATTACCGGCAATGCAAAGAACAACATAATCTACGGCGGTGCAGGAAATAACACACTGAACGGCGGAGCAGGGAACGATACATTGACTGGTGGTGCTGGCAAGGATGTGTTTAAGTATGCCAACGGCCAGGGAAAAGATACCATTACCGATTATGCGGCCGGGCAAGACACGCTGCAAATTACAAGCGGATCCATCGGCAAGACGGCACTGGCAAACAGCAACAAAGATTTAGTATTTACTGTTGGTAGCGGAAGCATCACATTGAAGAATGCTGCGGCAAAGGCCATCAGCCTGAAGGATAGTCGGGGCAGTTATACAGTGACGGATACAGCAATCACGCTGGGCAGCGATTTTACCGGCATGATGGATGCAACCAAGTATTTGTCTACCGTGAAGTCCATTGACGCAAGTGCTGCGACCAAGACCGCAAACATTACAGGAAACGCTCAGGATAATGTGATTACTGTAGGTAAGGCGGGCGGAACTTATAAGGGTGGCGCCGGCAATGATACTATTCATGTCAACAGCAGCGGCAAGAACACCGTTTACGGCGATGCTGGCGATGATATCATAAACATAAGCGGTGGCAACAATATCATCTATGGCGGCGCGGGGAAGGACACTGTCAATTACACGTCCGGCACAACCACGCTGAAAGATTTTACTGCTGAAGATAGTCTTACGCTGGCCGATAAACTGACGGAATTGAAAATAGACGGGACGAATGTGGTTCTGACTGCCGGGACAGACAATGTGATAACTGCGGAAAACGCGACAGGGAAACTAACGCAGGTAACGGAAGACGGCCAGGTCAAGGAGCTGTATAGTATAAACGAGGGTACTAATTCAAACAACCAAATACAGACCACGATTAGAATCGGAAAGGCTTTTGAGGACCGCGATTTGGTGGTCAATACTTCGTTCACAACTGATCTGACGCAGATTGAGTTCGAGGGTTTAGCCAATTTGAGTAAAGGCATTAACCTTACGGTGACCGCTTTGGCGACAAAAACCAAAGTATTTGGAACAAATTATGTAGATAGTTATGGATATGGAGATACTATCAAAATATTGGGTGAAGGCGACTCTTCTGTATATGGAAAAGCAGGGAATGATTGGCTGTATGGCGGCGCTGGCGTAGATGTCCTGTATGGCGGCGAAGGGGATGACCAAATAGAAGGTGGCCTTGGCGATGATACGCTGTATGGTGAAGTTGGCGATGATACGCTGAAAGGCGGTGGTGGTCGAGACTATCTGTATGGCGGCGATGGCATAGATAGGCTGGAAGGCGGCGATGGCATAGATAGGCTGGAAGGCGGCGATGGGAATGATTGGCTGTATGGTGACGCTGGCAATGATTGGCTGTACGGCGGCAATGGCAATGATTGGATTGAAGGCGGCGATGGCGATGACTATATGAAAGGCGAAGCTGGCAACGACGAACTGCGCGGTGGATTCGGGAAAGACGAACTTTGGGGCGGCGCCGGTAATGATACGTTGTATGGCGGCGCTGGCGTAGATGTCCTGTATGGCGAAGCTGGCGAGGATTGGCTGTATGGCGAAGCTGGCGATGACTTTCTGTATGCCTCAGATGACAAAGACCATCTGTATGGCGGCGATGGCAATGATAAGCTATTTGGACAAGACGGTGACGACGAACTTTTTGGCGGTGCTGGTGACGACAAACTGTATGGCGGCGATGGCGATGATACGTTGTATGGCGGCGCCGGTGCTGATGAACTGTATGCAGGTGCGGGAGATGGTTGTCTGTACGCTAATGATCAGAGTAAAAATGATGATGGCTGCCGTGATACGTTCTTTTTCGACAAAGACTGTATAGGTACATATTATATATTCGATTTTAAAACGGGAACGGGGACTACTTCTGATTTAATTAAGCTTAATGGGATAGGTGTCAAGAGCTGTTATGCTTATGATTACGATAGCTCAAAATATGGTGAGTTGGAGCTTACCAACAATGCTATCATTCATATTGCAGGTGACATGAAGAATAAAACTATCCTTGTGGAAGGTGCAACAATAGCACCTGAACACGGTGATAATAGTGGTATAATCAGATTCACATAACAATATTTTTGATCATTATCTGAACGCTGTCAAATTGAAAAGGCAGATGAGTGTGCAGTTTGCATAAACTACTGGTATCTTTTTAGAAGGAGTCAATGTTACAGAGGAATGCTGTCGATAAAAACATTGGGGTAGCAGCTGTTTGTTTTATTAAGAGATAATTAATATAAAAAGACCGACGTGCTGTCTTGAGTGGGTTATTATAGAAAGTGAAGGATGTAAAAAATATAGTAGAATAAATTTTAATTTTCTTTAATAATGTGAAACCAAAGAATAAGAAACATACCCTGTCTGTTGCATTTTGCGGTGGGCAGGGATTTTTTTATTATCGTTAAAGCCCCGCCAATGCGTTTAAAATGATGGCTTCGATATGCAATTCTACACATCGCTTGGAACTTTTAATTTTTAGCTCTCCTTGCAAAAAAACTGGAACAACACTAAAAAAATCGGTCACATGTGGGCATAGGAATACAGAAGAACAGAAAATAGCAATCGTTAGGGGGACGTGGACGGGCTTTGAACGGTTCACCCAATTTATTTATCGGGCCGAAAAGAGCCGCCTTAACGATTGCCGCAGTTTTCTTCTGGAAGGAGAACAAAGCTATGACCGAGAGCCAAAAAGCGAAGATTATCAAATTACGGGCAGATGGAAACGGCTGCAGGGCAATTGCCAATAAGCTGGGCATGTCAGTGAATACAGTAAAGTCGTTCTGCAAACGCAACAATATCAATTCGGAAACAGCGGCCGTATTAACGGAAACACATGTCACCAAAATAACCTGCTGTGAAAACTGCGGGAATGAAGTACAACAGGTCAAGGGGCGGCGGTTTAAGAGATTTTGTAGTGACCGGTGCCGGGCGGCCTGGTGGAACCGGAATCTTGATCTGGTTAAACGGAAGGCATACTACACGATAGTCTGCAAGCACTGTGGCAAGGAGTTCCAGGTTTACGGGGATAAGCGGAGGAAGTACTGCAGTTACGAGTGCTACATGTCAGACCGGTTCCAAGGCGGTGAGCGCCATGACTAAAGAAGAATTTCGGAACGAAAAGCTGTACCAGGCCACCATGCACATGGTCAGGAATATGCTGGAAGAAGGCATTATAACTGCAGAGGAATATCACCGGGTGGAAGAGATTTTCATAAAGAAATACCGTCCGGTCTTAGGCAAAATATTCTCTGATATATAAGTTGACTTTTGGACCCATAAGAGTGATGTATGGTAGCTGAAAGGGGGGATATTATGCCGAAAGTGATACGAATTGTGCAAGGCAAGCCTGTTCTGAAACCGAAAAAGAAAGTCGCCGCCTACGCCCGCGTCTCTGCAGAATCTGATAGGATGCACCATTCACTTTCTGCACAGGTCAGTTATTACAACGACCTGATACAAAAGAACCCGGAATGGCAGTTCGGCGGGGTGTTCGCAGACTATGGTATCAGCGGTACCGGCATGGCCAAGCGTGAGGAGTTCCTTCGGATGCTCGAAGCCGCTGACAATGGGGAGATTGACATCATCCTCACCAAGTCCATCCAGCGGTTCGCACGGAACACGGTGGATCTGCTGGAAACAGTGCGCCACTTGAAAAACATCGGTGTGGAAGTCCGGTTTGAAAAAGAACACATCAATTCCATGAGCGGGGATGGGGAGCTGATGCTGACCGTCCTTGCTTCTTTCGCAGAAGAGGAAAGCCGGAGCATATCAGAAAACATAAAATGGGCAATCCGTAAACGTTTCCGAAACGGACTTCCGGGTTGCCGCTTCAATGTTTATGGTTACCGCTGGGAAGATGACGCGATGGTTATCGTGCCGGAGGAGGCGGAGATTGTACGGCGTATTTACCAAGACTACCTGGACGGCAAGATGCTGCAGGAGATAGTACGGGAATTCACGACCGAGGGCATCACCACAAGAAACGGGTTTCCCTGGTCGCATACTACTCTTCGGCAAATACTTAGCAATGTGACCTATACCGGGAACCTTCTTCTGCAGAAAGCGTTTGTGGCAGACCCGATCATGAAGAAACGAAAAGTGAACTGTGGGCAGCTGCCGAAGTTTTTTGTGGAGGATACACATCCGGCCATCATCGACAAAGAAACCTTTGATCGCATCCAGGAAGAAATGGCCAGACGGAAAACGCTGGGGGTTTTGGCTAATAAGACCATGAACACCTGCTGTTTTACAGGCAAGCTGAAGTGCCCCCACTGCGGGAAGAACTATATCCACGGCCGATATAATGGCGGCAATACCCGTTCGTTTTGGGTTTGTGGTTCAGGGAAAAAAGCAGGTGGCAAATGTCCTGTCGGTGGCAGCATCAACCAGAGCAGCCTGCAGAAGGCGTCTGCCGAGGTGTTGGGGTTGGAAGTGTTCGATGAAACGGTCTTTTTGGAAAAAGTGGATTATATAAATGTTCCTGAACGTAACGTACTGGAATACCACATGAAAGACGGGATGGTAATTTCCAAAGACTGCCCGAACACCGGGTACAAAGATAGCTGGACAGCGGAACGCCGGGCGGAAGTATCCGCCAAGCGAAAAAGGAAACCACACTGTTACCGCGCATCCGTCCTGACCGGGAAAATCCGGTGCGCCCATTGCGGATGCAACTTCCACCGGGCCACCCAGCCATCGGCTACCTTGGAAGGTGGCAAAGCCCACTACTGGCGGTGTACCGAAAAGCAGGATGGATGCAACGCTATCGGTTTCCGTGAGGATGTGCTGAAACCGCTCATTGCAAATGTGCTGGGGCTGGACGAATATGATGAAGACGTATTCATCAGGGAAATCGATTATATAGAAGCAGACGGCAGGGATCTGCATTTCCGTTTCCATGACGGCCATGAAGTCTGCCGGGTCTGGGAAAAGAAAAGCCTGTCGTTGACAGAAAAATTTATGGAAGCTGCAAGGGCTAAAATGACGCCGGAGCATCGGCAACGGGTAAGTGAGAATATGAAAAGAATATGGAAGGAGAGAAGGGCACAATGCTCCAAAGAAAAATAACGGAGATCCCGGCTACTATCAGCCGGTTCACCGCCATGCCAATCAACAGTATGAAAAAACGCCGGGTCGCTGGATATGCCAGGGTCTCTACCGACCATGAGGATCAGGTCACCAGCTACGAGGCGCAGGTGGAATACTACACAAATTATATAAAGGCCCGGAATGATTGGGAGTTCGTCAAAATATACACTGACGAAGGCATCTCCGCCACCAACACCAAAAAGCGTGAAGGGTTCAATACTATGGTCGCAGATGCGCTGGCCGGGAAGATTGACCTGATCGTGACCAAGAGCGTGAGCCGGTTCGCCCGGAACACCGTGGACAGTCTGACGACGGTACGGAAACTGAAGAATAAAGGCATAGAAATTTATTTTGAAAAGGAAAACATCTGGACGCTGGATTCCAAGGGCGAGCTGCTCATTACCATCATGTCCAGCCTGGCCCAGGAAGAGAGTCGGTCGATTTCTGAGAATGTGACCTGGGGGAAACACAAACAGGTAGCAGACGGAAAAGTCTCGTTCCCTTACAGCCGTGTCCTTGGATTGGAAAAAGATAAGGAAACGGGGAAGATTGTGGTCAATCCGGAACAGGCAAAAATTGTGCAATTGATATTCAGGCTGTTCCTGCAGGGCATGGCTCCTCATTCTATCGCCGTTGAACTTACGAAACGGGGCATCAAGACACCCGGCGGTAAAGATAAATGGAGTCAGGGAACGGTGCGCAGTATCCTTTCAAACGAAAAGTACAAAGGGGATGCGCTTTTACAGAAAACATTCACGGTGGATTTCCTGCAAAAGAAGATGAAAAAGAACGAAGGTGAAGTGCCGCAGTTCTACGTGGCGAATAACCATGAGGCCATCATCAGCCCGGCGGTATTCGACATGGTACAGGAAGAACTGGCCAAACGGAAAGCGAGCGGCTCCCGGTACAGCGGTGTGAGTATCTTTTCCAACAAGATAAAATGTGCGGATTGCGGCGGCTGGTTCGGATCGAAAGTGTGGCATTCCACAGACCGCTACCGCAAGGTCATCTACCGCTGCAACAGTAAATATGACGGGGAAAAATGTAAAACACCTCATGTTACTGAGGAAGAAATCAAGGCGGCGTTTGTATCCGCTTTTAATCAGCTGCTGGCAGAGAAAGATGAAATTATCGCCAATGCCAGGTTGGTTCGCAGGGAACTTTGCGAAGTGAAATCTTTGCAGGAAGAAAAGGCCAGGCTGGCGGAAGAGATGTCAGTTCTGTGGGAGATGATGCAGAAAGCAGTGAAAGAGAATGCCTGTATCGCACAGGACCAGGACGAGTACCTGAAACGCTACCATACGATGGAACAGCGGTACGACGCAGCAAAGGAACAGCACGATAAGATTGAGGCGGCCATTTCAGCCAGGGAGATTGAGAGTACCCGGATTACTGAATTTATCAAGGTGCTGAAAGCGCAGGATGGCGTTACCCAGAAGTTTGATGGCAGGCTTTGGGGCAGCATGGTCAAGTTCGCAACAGTCGGGAGGAACAAGGAAATTATGGTCACGTTCCGGGATGGGACGGAAATAATGGCATAA